AATCAACTGCGTCTGGAGTTTCATAACTTAATTCATCTACAAAATCAGGTTGACCTGTAGGGAATACATCTTTACATGTGATCTTTCTGAAAACATCACCTGCTCTGTTATATTGTACAATGATCATACTTCCAACATAGTCTTTCTTTAATCCCATTTCACCAGTCAATGGATCATAGATTAATTTATACCAATTACGGAATGTATTGTAAATGTAATTTTCGTTAGCTTCATTTAAGTTAAGACTAAAGTTAACAGTCAGATCCATAACTGTGGAAGCTGGCATACTTGCAAATGAACGGTCAGCAAATTTATATTTCTGTCCTATTGCATCTACAGCAGGATTTAAGTTATTTAAACCCCCGATAGTTTTAACTTGCTCCAAGATTAAACCCGTATCATCTCCTAATGGTGAAAATACAGTCACCTCGAATAGGTTAGGCTGAACAGGTTCGTACCTTTGGCTACTGGCCCTTGATTGGGTATAATGTGGTAGTGGCATATTATTTTATTTTTTTTATATATTCTCTTTTAGTTTTCTCTTATTCAAAATTTCCTGCACTAATAGCACCTGTCTTAAGAATTGTAGTTCTCTGTACGAGAATTTCCATTCCTCTTACTGGTTCAATATATGTATCTAAGATACCTACATTTTGATCAATAACTTCTGGTGTATTATTAGTTTCATCCATTACGTTTTTATAATCATAAACACCATCATCATTTTGAACCGTTGCTAAGAAATTGTCAGCAAGTGTTTTAATTTCTAATCTAGTTTGTGCTGTATTAAATTCGAATAGATAGTTTTTAAGAATTGCTTCAATACCATCTTGGATGTAAATTACAACCTCTCTACAGTTAATAGAACTTAAAGCAGATTTTGTAACCTGCTGTGCAGTTTTATTTGCAAAGATTGTTGGACCAGTTCCACTTTGGAATACAATTGGATTTAATCCAAATGGTTCTAAGAATTCTCTGTCCTCTTTTCCAAGATTAATCTCTAATCCTACAACTCCTGTTCCACCTACAACACCTCTACGAACTCCTGCAACTAATGACCACGGTAAAGCGTTTTCATATTTTGCAATAAAGTTATTTGAAACGTATGCAGCTGGTACAACATTTATATTTCTTCCTAAATCCCTAACAGTAATAAACGGATAATAGAATGCTCCGAAACTTGCACCTTGTGTTGGTGAAGGTAATGAGTATCTTATTGTTGGATTCTTTGCAAGATCACCACCTTCAGATATAAACTTAGATGATAAACTTCCAGTTAGATCTTTAAACGTTGGATCTAAATTACTCTTAAAGTCTTTAGCAGATGGAGCATTCAGTATTGCGAATGCATTCTTTCTAGTAGAAGCTAATACTGTATAGATGTTTTTAGATCCACTTTCAATACCGTTTCCGAATGTATCTACAATATATCTAAAGTTAATTACATCTCTATCAGTTAATGCTTTAAATAAATTAGTTCCATTTAAAGTACCATTTAAGATTTCAACTTGTCTATCATTAGTTCCATTAGGTACATGATTAGCAGTTAATTTAAAACCATCTAATGTAAATACATTTAAGTAATCAACCCATGCATCTATTGGGTAGTATAATTCTACTTTAACAATACCTGCAGCAGTTGTTGTTGATATTTCACTTTGACATGTTACTAACAGTGCAGTTTTGTTTCCAGGAATAGTACTATATTCAGCATTTGTTAATCCACCTTGTACAACATTAATTCTTGTTAACCTTGAGTGTGGGGTATTAACATCACCTTCAAAATGTACTAAATAATTTCCAACCTTAACATCAGCAGCATCAGGATTATCAGATGCTATTAATACTTGGTTAGGTTTTAATCCAGTTTCAGTTAATGAATCTGAAATAATATCTATAGAAACATTATTTGCACCTTTTAGTGTTTGAATTCCAAATATTCCATTAGCATATGCAACGGCATCAGAATTTAAAAATGTTCCATTTGGACCTAAATTAAATTCACTATGTGGTGTTACATTATTAAATGCATCTTCCTCATAAGGAGTAACAGCAACAGATGGTAAATAGTAATCTGGATCTGTTATAGCAATTGTAGTTCCTAATGTTGTTGGATT